ATACCTAACAAGAACGCGCAGGGTAGACCCATACAGGTGTGGATAAACCGCCAGTCGGGTGCTACTGAACCTTCCACGGGCATAGCTTACCCACAGATTAATGTGTGGCCTACGGCTGACCAGAATAGCTACTACACTTTTGTGTACTGGCGTTTACGCAGGATACAGGACGCAGGAAACGGCGTTAATACGCAGGATATACCCTTTAGATTCCTGCCTTGTATGGTAGCGGGATTAGCCTATTATCTGGCATTGAAGTTACCTGACGCATTGCCACGGGTTGAGATGCTGAAGGCTATGTATGAGGAGCAGTGGCAGATGGCGGCTGATGAAGACAGGGAAAAAGCCCCGTTGCGTCTAGCCCCTAGACAGATGTTTTATTAAGTCGTATGCCTAATAATTTTGCTTCTGGCAAGAAAGCCATAGCCGAGTGTGATCGGTGCGGGTTTAGGTATAAACTGAAAGAACTAAAGCGGTTGGTGATAAAGACCAAGAATGTGAATATTCTGGTATGTCCAACGTGCTGGGAGCCAGATCAACCGCAGTTGCAGTTAGGTATGTACCCTGTTGATGACCCACAGGCGCTGCGTAACCCAAGACCGGATGTATCGTATATACAGTCTGGTTTAAACGATGACGGTAATGCGTCTATGGGTAGCAGAATTATCCAGTGGGGTTGGGCACCTGTTGGTGGAAGTAGGGCAAATGATGACGGTTTAACGCCTAATAATTTGGTGCTGAATATAGAACTTGGCACCGTAACTGTTGTGACTACTTGAGGATCAGTATATGAAACATGATGACGCGGCTAAAGACAAGCCAATGATGAGAAAAGTGGCTAAGGAAGAAGTAGGTAAGCATGTAAAGAAAATGCACGGGAAGATGAAAAAGTTTGCCAAAGGCGGCAAGACAAACGCTAACATGAAGTCAATGGGACGCGGTATGGCTAAGGTTGTTAACCAGAGAAGCTCGTCTAAGAGCAGGGGGCGTTAATGGGTAAGTTCAGTCAAAAATTGATGGGTAAGGAAGTGGGACAAGCTTCTGTCTATGCTGCTCCGCATGAGAATGGTAAAGCTGGCGCAGATACGGGTAACAACGGCTATCCTAATAACATAGCAAATACCCAAACCGAGCGTACTCGCGGAACCACGCACACTACTCGCGGTAATAGCCACAGCAAGAAGATGGGCTAAAATGAACTATACCGAGCTATCTTCTGCCATACAGGGCTATGCGGAAAATGAATTTCCGTCAACAGCGGGGTCTTTTACATCCGCAGATCAGATAGCTACGTTCGTTGAGCAGGCAGAGCAGCGCATCTATAACACCATCCAGTTCCCGTTATTACGTAAGAACGTAACCGGCATAACCTCGGCAAACAATAAATACCTGTCTGCTCCGAGCGACTTTCTGGCGGTATATTCGTTTGCGGTTATAGATGCAACCGGTGCATATGAGTTTATGCTAAACAAAGACGTGAACTTTATACGTGCTGCGTTCCCAAGCCCTACAGACACCGCTGCACCACAGTATTATGCGTTGTTTGGGCCGACCACTACGAGCGCAACCCCACCGGTAATAACCGCTGAAATATCATTTATATTGGGGCCTACACCCGATGCTGCTTACGATGTGGAACTGCATTATTACTACTACCCCGAGTCTATTGTCACTGCCAGTACAACATGGCTGGGAGATAACTTTGATTCTATCTTGCTCTATGGGAGTTTAATGGAAGCCTTTACATTTATGAGAGCTGACGCTGACACCATAGGCAACTACCAGAAACGCTATGACGATGCACTTGCTCTGGCGAAGAGACTGGGAGATGGCATGGAGCGCACGGACGCATACCGGTCTGGTCAAGCACGGTACCCGGTGGAATAGCATGGCATTTACCGGCAACTACACATGTGATAGTTACGTAGCAGGTCTACCTAAAGCAGACTTTGACTTTGGCACTGGCACAACGGACGTGTTTAAACTTGCTCTGTATACAAACTCAGCGACCTTGGACGCTTCTACAGCAATCTATACCACCACAGGTGAAGTTGTGGCTTCGGGGTATACGGCTGGCGGTATACTGCTGACACCCACGCAGTCGTTTAATGACGGGGTGGCTTATACTACCTTCGCTGATGTGTCGTGGACGGCGGCTGTCACGACGCGTGGGGCTTTAATCTACAAGGTTGGTGGCACTGTGGCTATGTTTGTGCTAGATTTTGGGTCAGACAAGACATCGACTACCACGCTTCAGGTGACGTTCCCTACGGCGTCCAGTACAACGGCTCTAATTCGACTTTCTACTTAGTGAGGAATTTTTATGATTAACAACGCAGCAGGGACAAACGAGCTTATGGCTGCCGGTATTACCGTAGCTAAGGGCACTCAAGAAAAGGTTAAGGGCGGTGGTGTGTTTACCCTTAAATGCTTCGATAAAGACGGCAATCTGAAGTGGGAATCTGTATCTCCTAATCTGGTTGTAAACGTAGGTTTGCAGGATATGAACGCAAAGTACTTTAGCGGCTCTGCGTATACCGCTGCTTGGTTTATCGGTCTTTATGGCGCTGCGTCAAGTAATACGCCTGCCGCTGCGGATACTATGTCTTCACATGCAGGCTGGACAGAGGTAATTGATTATTCGCAAGCTACCCGCGTAGCCGCTACTTTTGGCACGGCTACCACGGCAGATCCCTCGGTTATAAGCAACACCTCCTCACCGGCTACCTTTACAATTAACGCTACAACAACTGTAGGTGGTGCATTTCTAACCACAGGTAGCGCCAAAAGCGGTACAGCAGGCACTTTGTTCTCAGCCTCTGACTTCGCTGCTCCGGGAGACCGTGCTGTAGTTAGTGCAGACACGTTGACCGTGACCTACCAATTCAGTCTTGATGCAGCTTAATAGGTGATATATGGCTACTAAATTTATAAAAGGGCAGCAAGTAAAACTCTCAGCGGTTATACCACAAGGCCCGGTTCAGGCGTTACGTATGGACGAAGACGGTAACTTTTTCTACCTTCTTGACTGGGTTGATGCTGGCGAGGATAAAAGTCGCTGGTTTATTGAAAGCGATCTAGAGGCGGTTTAACCGCCTCTTTTAGTTCATGCCTGTTACCGTAGCACTTGAGGGGCTATTAGGCTTTGGCACGTTTGCTGGAGGCCCTTTTGCGGTATCTTCTGGTAACTTATATTTCTCGGTTATTGCAGAGACGGCGACAGCCTCGGATACAGTTAGTGCATCAAGAATTCTACCAACGAGCGTAACGGAAGCCGCTACAGCCGCTGATGTAATATCTTCCGGCGTTTCTTTCAGTTCATCCTTGGCAGAAACGGCTATCGCCTCGGATGCTGTTTCCTCAATAACGACATTTGGCTCATCCGTAGCGGAAACAGCCACTGGGTCTGACTCTGTTTCTACTATAGTGGTGTTTCTTTCCGCTGTAGCGGAGACAGCCACAGCCTCGGATTCCATAAGCGCCCTACGAGACTTACCCGCAAATGTGGCGGAAACGGCAACAGGATCGGAATTAAATACTGCTGGCGTCTCTTTTAGCTCGTCTGTGGCGGAGACGGTAACCGCCGCCGACACTGTTTCTTCTATACTTTCGTTTAATTCGGCGGTCGCGGAAACAGCCACAGCCTCAGATGCTATTTCGTCTAACACAACGTTTGGCTCCTCTGTAGCGGAAACGGCTACAGGGTCTGATTTAATAAGTGCAAAAGCAACGTTTGTAACCAGCATGTCAGAAACAGTCACAGTATCGGATTCAGATGCCGCTGCCGCCACGTTTATGGCTAACATACAAGAGCTGGTTACCGCTACTGATGCGATTTCAAGCAGGTTTTTATGGGAAATAATAGACACCTCAGACACTGTTAACTGGGAAATAATCGCTGCTAATAGTAGTGGAACGTGGCAGAATGTCGATACTTCAGACACTACCCAATGGACACCCGTTGTAACGGCATAGGAGTAGGTTATGGCACTTGCTGTAAAAGACAGGGTTAGAGAAACAAGTACCACCTCTGGTACAGGTACACTCACGCTCGCGGGCGCGGTAACTGGATTTCAAGCCTTTTCAGTCATTGGGAACGCCAATACCACCTATTATGGCATTGTTGACGCCACCACGGGAGACTTTGAGGTTGGCATAGGTACGTACACTTTATCGGGTACAACCCTGTCTCGGACTACGGTTTTGTCCTCTTCCAACGCCAATTCACTGGTTAACTTTGCCGCAAACAGCAAAGATGTGTTTGTAACCTACCCATCCTCCAAGAGCGTATACCTAGATGCCTCGGGTAATGTTATAGGTTTAGGCACCCCAGCCGCATTTATTGCAACTAACGTAACAGGGCTTCCGCTGACTACGGGGGTTACCGGGGTACTGCCTATTGCCAATGGTGGTACTAATTCAACGGACGCGGCAATCGCTGGCGGAGTAGGGTATGGCACAGGTACAGCGCATGCTTATACGGCTGCTGGTACGCTGGGGCAGGCTTTAATCTCTGCGGGCGCGGGTGCGCCGACATGGGGCGTTGCGGGAGCTACGGTTACTGCAACATCAACAAACGCCAGTTTCTTCCCTGTTTTTAATGCCTCCACAAGCGGATCGCTGACAACGGCGAATGTTAATGCCAGCTTAACCTACAACCCATCGTTAGGGACATTAACAACACCGCAGATAGCCGCCTCAAA